TACGTGTAAATTATCTTAATCCCCCTGCGAAAAGCGGCTTTAGTGCATCTTTTGCAGGGATTTGAATTGAGAGCTCGACCATCGATGGCGCTTCTGCGAGTTACGTATAGAACGGAGCCGTTATTATTGCACGAAACGCCGGCTTTTATCATTGCGTCCATTTCGGCGTGAAGAGAGCAGCTCATTTTCCCCCATCCTCCGTTTGAAAAGGTGGAAAAGGATGTTTGTATGTCTCTTTCCACCCATTCTTTGCGAAGTTGGGTTTGCAATTCGTCTCTCCACGTTTTTCCGCTTATGGCTCTGGTTAGGTATTTGTTGTAGCCCGTTGATAGTATTTTTCCTCTGAGAACTATTACTGCGCCGTGTTGTTTTGACATAGAACTTTTGTTAGCTATATCTAGAGCGATGTCTATGTATTTATCGTGTTTTCTTGGCATTATTTTGGTTAAAATATGGGGTATTGCTTTATTATTGTAAAAGTTGGAAGTCGAATTCTTTTGATAATTCTTCTATAATGAATTGCATTGTTACGCTAGGCGAAGAAACTATCCAGCTTTTGGTTAATTTCTCGAATCGAGCATCGCCGAATGTTTTAATAATTTCTTTTGCGTCGAACGTGCCATTTCCGTAAAATTTGAGTTCTCCGTTGGTCATCGGTTCCAAGAGAACTTTCTTTTTTTGAGAGCTATCATCTGGCGCGCATATGTAGCTGCATTCGTGAATACCGGCAGTATTGTTAGATTCCAGCTTGCAACGATTCATATTATCTAGTTCGTTGCGAAGCTTTATATTTTCTTTGATCAATCTATCGGAAATGTGCAGAAGAGATTCCAGTTTGACTTCTATTCTTTTTAAAAAATCTGAAAATATGGACTCAAGCTCATCTTTTTCCATTATTATAAAATAACATCACTTAAATCTTTATATATTTGTTGAAAATACCCATTTAATCCGAATGGTTTCTAAGATAAAGCTTGGAAACATCTAAATTTTCCAGAGCTTCTCCAAAATTGTCCTTTATTTGTTCCGCGCAATCCATCGAATCAAACCATATTTCAACATTATACATCGTTTTGTGACTTTCGGGATGACTCGAATCTACTACACGAACCCCTAAAATCTTATCGCTAGTTTCTAAACTCGACCCTATCGTGAGAAGAACGACATTCTCCCATATTTCATCAAGTTCCTCTAAATTTTTGAATCGCCTTATTCTCCATTCACCGCCGAGACGCGCCACGGGATCTTCCCACTTTGGAAATATACCCTTTTTAAAAACGCTGTAACTTACGACGCTTCTCCCTCCAACTAAGCCTCGGTTCTGCTTGTTATTGAAAAAAAACGCGCCGGGTTTTGGAATTTGGTGCCAGTATTTCCAAAAGACTTCTACGGTGTCGAATTCACCGATGGCGGTTATGTTATCTGCGTAATTTACGCAATCGTTTCGGTGTTCCCATATATTCCAGGTTTCTGAAAGTGGATGTGTCATTTATCTGTATAACGCGATACTTTTTAAATATTAGAATAATACACTTAAAAACCTATAAATTACAGCTTTAATGTCCGATTACGTTGCCTACATAAACCTCGAAAAAGATACCGACAGGCGAACATTTATGGAATCTCAATTCAAAAAACTCTCTATATCGGCAGAAAGAATTTCGGCTCGAGGACCAAACGGCGAAAATATGGATAAAGTCACGGGAATAGATCCCCGCTTCAATTTAAAAGGCGATCTAACAGAAATAGACACCGGCCCCCCTCAACGAAAATTTGAACTCGGTCTTCTTTGCAGCCACATTGAAGCTTTGCGTAGATTTGTTAAGTCGGACCGAGATTACGGCATTATACTGGAAGACGACGCAACTTTACCGGGCAGTAAAATAAATTGCAAAAGAATTATGGACAGAGCTCCCCCAGGAGCAGAAACCGTTTCGCTGTTTTCTTTTCCCAGAGATTCCAAAAGCATTAAAAATATGAAAATAGCAAACGATAATAATAGACCATTTATTAAATGGACCCAACACCTATTTTCATCCATAGCTTATGTTATAACGCGAGAAGGAGCTATACGATGCTTAAAAGCGTGCGGAGCTACGGAACCCGGTAGAATTCTTTGTTTCAATTCGTATCCCGTATCCGATCATTTAATATACAATACCACGGCGACATATGTATTATCGTGCCCTATTGTTTTCCCAAACGAAAACGTCAATAGCACAATCCACGCGAACCACGACGATATAAACGCGCAATTCACAAAATTTCAAAAAGAAAAAGAACCCTGCGAAATTATAAAATCGTTCACTCGAAAAAGTAACCTTCTATTTAGCTCGGTGGGAGACAACACAACGGCTCCCGAAAAGTGGAGATGCGCGGACGCTTCTTACGACATTATTCAGGCTAGATATTCCGGGGAAATCACGGAGCGCGACGTTTTCTTTAACAAGGCCGGCAAATTCCAGAATCTTTTGCGGTGGGTTCGCGAAAACGGAACTTCTATTCAGTATTACGATTATGTTTTGATTTTGGACGACGACATCGCTTTATCTCCAGAAGAAATAAGTCTGCTCTTTCAAAACGCCGCAAAGCACAATGCCTTAGTAGCTTCTCCAAGCTTCGATTCCGTCGCCGGAAAAATAAGCCCAACTCTAGAAATAATGGAAAACGTCCCCGGGAGTAAATTAAGAAGAACAAATTACGTAGAAGTAACGGCGCCACTTTTCGAACGCAAAACTTTGGAGAAGTTCCTCAATTTTTACGAACTCCACGCGCGTATTTTGGTGGGCTGGGGTATAGATCACCTGTACCGACATTTACTTTGGTCCCCAATAAAGCCGTTTTACATTTTCGACGATGTTATCGCCGTAAATCCACGCGACGAAGATAAACCCAAAGGAAAAGAAGCACCCAGAGAAATAGACAATCTCCAATCCGCAAATGACAGAAGAAACGCTTGGTATTCGGTGGCCGATAAATTGAACATTCCACGTCACGTAAATCCATTCGAGGTCGATTCTCCTCGCCTGCAAGAGTTAAATATTCTCGAGTTCTTGAAAAATACAGAGCCCGTGAACAACAATAAACTTTTGTATTTGGTAAATGCTAAAAATGAGACAATGACAAAAGAAGATTACGATAACATATGGAAGCACGACGGTTGGATACAAGCTGATATGGGCAGAGTTATATGCACAGGCCCGGGTTGGCTTGCCGACAAAAAGGCGTTAGTTTCTGTAGAAAGCGCGGACATTCCGGTAATGGTATTGGGTGGGTGTGTAATTTTTTCAGGCGAGGTTCTCAGTAAATTGCGGGATTGTAAAGTTTCTTTTAAGAAAATAAAGGAATACACCGAGAAGCACGGTGTTAATATGGTGTTGTCAGTTTTGTTTAGAATATGCGGCGTCATTATGAAATCCGTTCGATGCGAGAATAAAACCCACAGCTCCGAATCTTCGGCGCTTTACGATATAATAGACGGGTTAAATAAAGACGTCAAAGTAAGCGTGGTAACGCCTACTTACAAACGTAAAGAATTTTTGGAAAAGTTATTAGAGTGCATAAAAGCGCAGTCCGTAGAGCACAAAGAAATAGAATGGGTTATATTCGACGACAGCCCTGAAATAAACAAAGACGCCGAAAATAGAACGGGTATTTATTCGAAATTGAACTTTCCGTATTATTATTACTGGAATAGCAATTGGAGCAGAATAGGCAAAAAAAGAAACGTAATCAATAGATTAGCTATAGGAGACATCATAATATGTTTCGACGACGACGATCTTCATCACCCAGAAAGGATAAAACACACCGTTTCAAAGCTAAATTCTAATCCGCAAATTAACATCGCCGGAAGCACTCAATCTCTTTTGGCTCTGAAAAATAACGGAATCGTACAATCTAAAGAATCTAACTCTGCAGTAATCCAATATCTAGACGGAACTCAAGAAAAAAAAAATTCAAACTTGAAAGTCGGAGACACCATATCTGCAAAAACAGCAACTATTTATAAAATTGCGGGAAATAAAGGCCAAGGATTCGGCCTATATCATTCAACTGCCGGTCTAATGGGTTACAGAAGGAAATACGCTATCGCTCATAAATTTAGAGAAGACGTATCTTACGCCGAGGAATCGCATTTTACAAATAAATTCAAGGAGCCATTGGTGCAATTGGACCCTTGGAAAATTATTCTTATAACTTGTCATCCCCATAATACATACGATAAACTGTCGTACATTAAAAAGGGACTTGTACCAAAATGGCGCGCTCAAGTAGCTATTTCGGAAAAGGACGCTTTAGACATAATATTTTATCCGGAGTATGACTTGGAAAATTGCGTTTCGCTTTTTTTTCAAGACGCGTCAGGAAAAAATAGAAAACTTGAAACCGAAATAATATCAGAAAATCTCAGCGACAGAACACTTTTTATCAATTGCCAAACAAGCACTTTTAAATTAAGTCTTTTATTGGGTCCAAAAGAAGGTTCTGGAAGGGAAATTATAAAAAGCGTGTTAGAGTACAACAATTTTAAAATGAACATATCTCCTTATGAATTTGTTCCTCCTCATTGGAAAAACAAAGAAAAAACCGTATGGTGCGCAAAGTTGATTAAATGGTCGGGCGGGAAGTCCATATCATTGCATTTCGATACTAAAAATAAACTAGTTAAAATAAATGATAATTATTTAGACGCTCAACCGCGCGAATCTTGGTACAATGGTTCCGTTAAAATAGCGTGGGAATCTGAAAGTGATACTGGTATAGGTTCTATAGTTAAATCCTTTGAAATTGTAACGACGGGTGTTCAATTGGATTCCGCAATAATATCTATGCGTTCTGGCTATAAATTTGATTTTATTAGGGATCTTCTTATAAATAGCACCGGTTGGGTATTAGAAGAACCATTTTATCAAGAAAAATCGGTTCATAAATTAGCTAAGACCAAAATTAAAGATTTTACAAAGAATAGATCTTTGATTAAAATATTTGATTATTGATAATTATGGACGATTTTATGTATAACCTATTACTTGTAATTGCTGTTTGTTTTATGCTATTCGGAAAAATAAATGCTAGGAATATAAATATGCCAAACATATTTCAATGGTTTATACCACCTAGCTAAATAATATTTATTAATATTAATATAACAATGTCTTTTAATTTTAAAAAAATAAAAACATCAAGGAAAAATATTAACCGTAAAGAACCTTTTTCGCAACGACCCGCCAATTTTCCGGATTCTAAACTTGATAGTTTTTCGCAGAATTTTGACAGTCTTTTAATGCTATTCGACCAAAAGGCGGATAACTTAATAGCTATGACAGGATCCACTGGTTCGTACCAAATTGAAAGAAAATTAATCGCCAAGACAATTCTCGAGCAGATTAACAAAGGTGATTTAAAAGGTATACAACTTATTAATGAGATGGATGAAGACCTTCTATTATTTTCTAAAGATATAGAATATACCACTAAAAAATTACAATGGCTTCAGAACGAATTGAACAAAATGGACCCTGATAATGTCAAAAATGATGCAGATCGTATATATAAAAATCGAGAAAAAAATATTTATTAAAAATAACAAAAAAGAGAATGCCCAAAGTTTTTAAAGGCAGAAGAAATATCTTAAGATCTCCGAATAAATCTAAAAGAGAACACTTTACAC